CGCAAATTTAAAAAGGCCCTCAAAAAAGTCGAGAACACTCACCTGAAAAGCCGCTATGCGGACCTGTCAGAGTGCATTGACGCTGTGATTGACGGCCTACACGATGAGGGCTTTGGCCTGACACAGTGGGCCGAAACTAAGGACAACGGCGTGTTTGTCAAGACTGTCATCATTCACGAATCAGGAGGCTTGTTGGTCCTTGGTGAGTTGCACTTGCCAGTGGCTGATTCCCGCCCTACAGCCTTTGGTAGCGCATTGACGTATGCCCGCCGCTACTCGCTCATGTCCAGTTTTGGCCTAGCACCAGTAGACGATGACGGCATGGCGGCCTCCGTCAAAACAGAATTCATGCTCCCAGAGAATGAGTTGGCAGACCACATCGCCGCTATGAGTGAAGCCACAGATGAGGAAACCTTAGTGAAGGCTTACAAAGCCGCTTACAAGGCCGCCAATGGCGATATGGTTTCGCAAAAGAAAATCATTGCTGTCAAAGACCGCATCAAAAAATCTTTTGGAGGTAAATGATGACTAGAACAGAGATGTTAGACCACTTTGCGGTTAACGCAATGAAAGCTCAAATTGAAAAATTTGGAATCACAAACCCATTTTCTATGGCTCAAACTTCGTATCGAATGGCGGTAGAAATGCTTGAGCATCGTGATCGTATTCTGAGAGAGTGGCAAAAAGAACAAGAGATGCAACATAAACAGCAAAACTCTGACATTAAAGACCTTGATTTGCCAATCAGGTATCACCGTTGTTTGATTTCTGAGCAAATTTTGATGAAGCAAGACCTTTGCAACTGGACAGAACGAGAGATGAGACGGATTCCAAATTTGGGCGTAAAAGGATTGCAATTTGTTAAAGAGGCAATGGTTTTAAACGGCTTGAAATTTAAGGGGCAAGAATAATGGACCAAAGAACAGATGACTGGTTTGCCGCCCGCTTGGGCAAGGTGACAGCCTCGCGCATCGCAGACGTGGTCGCCAAGACCAAGTCAGGGGTATCTGCAAGCAGAGGCAATTACATGGCTCAGTTGATTGTCGAACGCATGACCGGCAAACCGACTGAGTCCTACAGCAACTCTGCTATGCAGTGGGGAACCGACACTGAGCCACTGGCCCGCGCCGCCTACGAGATGGCAACCGACTACATGGTGGATGAGGTAGGGTTCGTTGAACATCCTCGCCTAGCAATGTCCGGGGCATCTCCGGATGGCCTAGTGGGAGATGAAGGGCTGATTGAAATCAAATGTCCCAACACGGCTACACATATTGAGACACTGATTAGTGACAATATTGACAACAAATATCTTTTACAAATGCAGTGGCAGATGGCTTGCACAGGTCGCAAATGGTGTGACTTTGTGTCCTTTGACCCGCGAATGCCTGAAGCCCTTCAAATCAAAATCATCTGTGTTTCTTTCCATGAAACGCTTGTGGCTGATTTGGAATCTCAGGTAGAACAGTTCTTGAATGAAACTCAAGAAAAAGTAGACTTTCTCAACAACCTAAAGGTACTCTAATGGCTAAAACCCTCAAAATCGTAAAAGCATCTATCGGTACATACACCGACAAGGATGGCAAAGAAAAGAACCGCTACCGCACCATTGGTAGTGTGATTGAAACCCGTGCAGGGCAGATGTTGGTCCTTGACCTGATGCCTTTCAAGAATTGGGACGGCAGAGCATTCCTGAATGACCCTGAACCCGAAAACGAATCCAACCAAGACCCTGAGTATTGATGTGCGGTGGGGTTTGTAGCCCCACCCCGCACCGGCGTTACCAGTTTTAACACTAGGACAAAACATGACACGATACATAGACTTGATAGCACAGAACCGCGAACAATTCTCTGATGAATTTGTTGATTGGTTCCCCAAAAACGAACACATTTGGAAACTGTTTGTGCGCGAAACCTTTGCCGTGATTGGCGTAGGCTTCAAGCATTACTCAGCAAGGACCATCATCCATTTCCTCCGTCACCACACAGCCGTGATGGAGAGGTCGCTTGAAGGGTTCAAAATCAGCAACAATTCCTCGCCTTACCTTGCCCGCCTGTTTGCCTTGTCATACCCTGACAGGGCTTACATTTTCAGGTACAAGCACACGCCCAAGGCTCACAAGGACAATCGTGGCCGCCGCGAAAACCAAGATTTTTTTGAGGATGACGAATGAAATACATCACTGGAATTCTTTTTTGGAACGTTGGCATGTTCCTTTTTGGATTTGTTTGCCGCATCAACTACGAGATTTTTATGCTCGGTTGGGGGTTGCTGTGACCCGAGCCGCAATCGTTGCACTGAGCACGTTTTTGCTGTGTTCTTGCGCAAAGCCTCCGGGTTGGGTTGCGGCACATTTCAATAAAAATGACCCTTGTCAATCCCGGGACCGGCCCGCATTTTGTGGGGCCAATCAGGTGACAGGGGTCATCCGAACACCGGCGGGTCAACCGGTGCTGTACATCACTAAGCCTTAGGCAAACACCCTCGTACCGGCCTTGTCAATAATCAGGGCCTGTTTGCGGGGTGTTCTCGCCGCTTCATTGGGGATGCTGATATGCGTCCACCGGTCAAATTCACGAATCACTTGGTCATACTCGAGGTCTGAGGCGATAACAGCCCTCACTACTGCGTCAGGCGTCATGCCGGGGACGCGAATATCTGCCGCGCAACCAACCCTGTGTTGTGATGTGTCTTTGCTTCCTACGGCGTCGTTTACTGCTTTGGACCGGAACGCACTGTTGACCATAATCGGCTTACCGCCAAGTAAGGTCTTGAGGTCCTCAAGGAATTCAGCCAGTCTTTGAATGTTTGCAAGTTCAGTTTCATTTGGGGTGTTCTCCAATTCACGATGGTCCGTGTGTGTAAGTTCTTCAAGGGTGAAGTGCGGTGTCAAATTCATTTTTTAACCCTGTCTGCGATTTTTTCCATAGTCCTTCCGCCAAAGTAGAACGACATTACCAACATACCCCATTGACCTAGCAACTCAACATAAGCACCACGGGTTTCGTATTCAAAGATTGAGGCAATGGCAAAGCCGCTGTAGGCCGTCAACAGGAAAATCAACGTCATTGGACGGATGTTTTTTGACAGCCAAGAATCTGAGGCCATGTCGGCCTCTGCGCGGCGGGTGACGTTTTCTTGTTCTACCTCATACAACTTGGTTTCGTTGGCTAGTTTCGTCAACTCTCCGTCTTGGGCCATTTTTTGTAGTTCAATCTGAGCCTTGGCCTTGGCTTCAGGGTCCGGGATAAGTTTGTCTATCAACTTCCCGCCAACATTTAACAACGCATCAAGTCCCATCATAATTTGCTCCGTTCATACAAAAATTTGAAACCGCCTTTTGTTGGAAAACATCTCCAATTCAATCGTGTTTTGTCTTGCGCGTTTGTTGTACAACTCAACTTCGTATTCCAAGGTCTTTCGCTCCAACTTGTTTGCTTTCATGGCTTGTCGATATTCCTCCTCAACACGCTCAACAGCTTTTGCGAATGCCACACCCTTCACATCGTATGTGTTGTGGAGTACACAGGGATACCATTTGTCGAATGTAATCATTTTGCCTCCCTCTCCATTAGTTTTGTGTAGAGGGTTATGATTGTTTGCCGCATCTCAGCACTGTCGGCTGTACCGGCCCAATCCGGTAGGTTGTTCCATATCCCAACCAATTGCTCTTTGTTACAGCGTTCACCATTGTGTTGAAGCCAGTTCAACAGACTTCGATGCCGCTCTGTTGGGTTGTGTAACGTGTAGCCTAATCTGTAAAAATCGCTGATGTTGCATCCGCTTTGTGCGGAAACTAGCAACACCATCAATGTCAGGATGACCACAAACCACTTCATGGTCAGCCTTAATCATGTCATTTAGGTAGATGACTGACAGAGGCCCAAATCACCCCTGCCATCGCAACCAACATAATCCCGGCTGTCTTAAGCAGTATTCCCTCAAGCCGCTTCAATCGGGCGTTGATCTGCTCGTACCGCAGGGCGCAAACTGCCTCGTGACTGTTCAGCCGTGCTTCTGTCTCTGTCATTGTCGCCATCGGGTGCTTTCATCAAGTCCCGGTTAGACAACAGCCGGGCGTCTGTTGGGTTGAATTTTAGAGCATCCTCTAAA